AGAGGGTGTACTGCTGAACATAGTTCAACGCCGTCACCGCCTGTAAAACTTGAGTTAAAAGCATTGTTTAAAACGTTTGCAGCTTTCACTTGTTTAGTGTTAGCCATAGAACGTGCTAATGCTCTTGTGTAACGACCTGCTAATCTGTCGTATAAATTATCTTCAATTGCTTCTTCTGTAATAGCAAAAGCCATTGCGATAGTTTCGTGTGTGTACCTCGCTGTGAAACCTTCTTGTGCTGTGTCAAATGCAACACCTTCACCTTCAGATTTTACAGGAGCCGCTCCGAAACCGGATAGAATCACTTCTTCTTCAAAAGCTCTATCAGAACTTTCTGAATCAAAGATCTCACTATGCTCGTTTTCATAACGGTTATACTCTAGTCCAAAAAGAGCGTTAAGCCCAGGCTCTAACTCTTTGACTAGTTGGGATCTTGAAATAGCCATAGTTAACCTCCTACGCTAAACCGGCACCTTTTTGGCCGAATATGTGGTTTTGAATGATTACGCGCACATTGGTTGCATCACTACCGACATCACTATTGTTAGGGTCTCTTGAAACATCGATCGCCTTAATAGGTAAGCCAGCTGTTGTTGCGCCAGTAGTTACATCTAGTTCAGCACCGGATATACCAGTTGTTGTGCTTCCAGCTGAAGTATAAACGATATCAAAGTTACCGAATAAGTCAGCTATAGGGAAAGCAGCATCTGCTTGAATTTCGAATATAACCATTGGGTCATCAATTATAAATGCGTCAATATCAGAGGCATTTGTGCTCGCAGGATAAAAATTGGAAAAAGTTTCTTTTCCAGTGGTTGGGTCCGTATAACGACAACCGTTAAAAACACCCACGATAGGAACTGTACCGCCATCGGCATGTACTTCTACTGTTCCACCGGTGACTTGCATTACCATGTCACCTTTGAAAATTGCTGTTCCATAATTCGCAGCTATTCTATAACGAGTTTGTCCTCCAGTGTAGGGTGTTCCACCTACTCTGCCTACCGGACGCATACCAAATGCAGAATCTTGGTTTGCCATAATTAAACTCCATAAAAATAGTTAAACAAATGTGGTTACAAAAACTAAAAAATTAAGACTTTCTGTTACCACCAAAAGTTACACGAGACTGTCTGTCAATATTAACAGGCATCTCTGGTCGTTGTTCCCTTAGAATGTCTTCATCAACTGCTTTTACTTGATCAGAAGTAATATCTCTAAAATACTTCTTGCGTTGTTCAACTATTTCCTCAGGTATCCTTGCCAACACAAGGCCTCCAACCCCGATTAACCCCTGATGTTTGCCTTCATGGATTACTGGATAGTCATGGTCGCCGATATCATTCTGCACTTCTTCAGCTCGAACAAATTCCCAACCTTCTCTGAGTTTTTTAGAAACATTACCTGAATCCATAAAACCCACACTTTCTACCCTAATCCACCTATGACAATAACCTTGCGGTGCAGGTGGTGCATCTAGACTTGATGGTGGCGCCCAAGGTTTATTACGAATATCCTTTTTCTCTTGGCTCGCGCGTGAGGTTTTCTTTACTGTACTTTTAGTCATAATCTACTCCTTCACGAATTTCGCGTATTCTTCTAGTGGCACCCCTAATTTTTTAGCTATCGCTACTTGTGAACGGGTGAGTTTCACGGTTCTGCGTCCTTGCTGTTTACGCCCCGCCGAGGCAACAGTTTGAACGGGTTTTTTATCTTCGACAAATTTATGAGGGAAATAATCTCTCATAGTCTTATCTATTTCATCATAATATTCATCAGAGGTTGGGTCAACACCCTGTTGAACAAGTTCTTTATGTTTTTCAACAGCAGCACCAGTCATAACAGTATCATTATTAAACCAAGTGTTTTTACTTATCCAATTTTCAGCTTTAGGATCTATTGGTGCAGCTTGAGGAGCAACTTCTTGCTCAGTTTCTTTAGTTTCTTCTTCTCTTTGCGCAAGTCTTACTTTAGCTTTCTCTTTCTCTACAGCTAACTTGGTCAATTCATCATTAGCTTCAACAATTTTGTCAATATCACCATCAGCTGTTGCAGTAGCTAATTTAGCTTTAACCTGCTCCCTTTGAGAATCAACTCTTGCGTCAAATTCTTTTAAATGATTATCTTCAATAGAATTTAAACTTGCTTTTTTCTGGTTTAACTCTTCTTGCACCCCTTTTGCGTATTCAAGAGCTGCTTTTTCTCTTCTTTCTGCTTCCCTCATTTTACGAGTCAACTTATCTATTCTTTTTTGAGTTTTTTCAGAATAATCTTGTAAATTGTCTTCGCTTTTTGGATCTTCAACAATTTCGGCTTTATCATTATTAACTGGGTCGGTATAACCTAAATCAACTTCGGGGGTTGCAGTAGATTCTTCAACAGTAGAAGGCTGCTCTACATCAATAGAACTTTCTTCAGCGTCATCTAAATCTAATTCAACATCATTTACTTGTGCTTCTGACATATTTTACTCCTAAAATAGTGCGAGGATGTCCTCGGGTTTTTCAATAGTCCCAATAATTTCATCATCATTAATGATTCTGTGTTCACCAAAACTAGTTTTAAATCTAGCTCCAGCATAACGACCAATGACTACAAACTGACCTTCTTTGCACCATGGTTTTAAAAATTTTTCTGTATCTTGGTAACACATGTCACCCATTTTTACGACATAGCCTACCACTGATGTCATCTCAGAAGTCTCTAAAGTCTGTTCTGATAAAGCAATACCACCTTTAGTTGTTTCAGCCATTTTCCACATTTTAAGTAAAATACGATAACCGACTGGGTCAGGTAATCGATCCATGTGTTTTAAATAATCTTGTGTGGGTTTAGGGCCTTCGCTAATGTAATCTGGTTTTATAATGCTTGGTTCACTTGTCATGTGTTCTCCTCATTTTTTTGCAGGTCTTTTAAATCCTGAAGCAGTGCTTCATATGCACCGATCTTGCCTTTAGCATATTGTAATTGTTCTAAGTTGTCCACCCCATATACAATATGATCTTTAGTTTCATCGACTCTTTTTCTAATAAAATGAATTAAACTTTGAATTGTATCTAGATCGTGCATTTATTTTTTCTTCTCTGGTGCGTATAAATTGTTAAAAGTGTATTCCCAATCCATGTAACTATCATGAGCTTCTGCTTTATGTGTCCATTGCGAAGGAATAAAATCTGGTGGACCATTACCGGTAACCCACATAGCAGGCGATGTTACCCTTACACGATTATTGGGCAGTGCTACAAAACAACCTTTCCACGGACCTTCGGTTAGTGCTAGAACATGTGATTGCTTGTGTTGTGCTGGATCATCAGCTATTTCACTGTTGGTATAATCTACGGTGAAGTAATATTTAGCGGTATAAAACTCACCTTCGATACGAGCCAACCAAGGACTAGAACTAGTTCGATCAAATACGATAATAGAATGATCCCTAGAAGATACATCCCAAGGTTGAGCAATATGAGTTGGCATAGGTGGTGGCATTTCATCTAGTGGTTCATCTTCAACTAAGGCGGTGATTGGCATACGCGCCCACATTGCACCACCATGCGGATTTTCCAAACGATTCTCTTCATCTTCACAACCAGTAAAGATAACTTGAAAACTTAAACAACGATCTGGGATACAGTTAACTGCGATAACATAACAGTGTAGAAACTCACCGTGATAAGCACGATGGTTATGTGTAAATTCTTTTCTGACCCATGCCTTTAAAACTAAAGGTATGTTCGATATTAAATGTGACAAATTTAACCCTTTGTTATTTTGTATCCCATTTTTCTAGCAGCTGCTCTTAAACCGGCAACTGACATTTTAGCTCCGCCTTTAGCATAACCTTTTGCCATCTTACCACCCATGGCTTTCATCATTTTAGCCCCGCCTTTAGCATAACCTTTAGCCATCTTACCGCCCATAGCTTTTAATGGTTTCATTGGTTTAGCTCTTTTTGCTGGTTTTGCACCGCGTGGTGCTCCTTTTTTCACTTTTGGTCCTACTGCCATGTCTTCCCCCTACTTAGTAAATTTACCGATTGATTTTAATCCAAAACTAGCTCCAATGGAAGCCATAATTGACCATTGTAACCATTCTGGAAATGTAGCTAAAAACTCTATACCTCTTGCAACATAGGGTTGAAAATATGGTATAAAGCTAAAAATTATGATTGCAATAAAACAAATTGTCCAGGCTTCATCTTTCCAAGAATCATCACTTGCCTTTGCCATAGCAGTTTCCCACTCTACTTTACCTTCCGCAACCCTTTTCTGCACAGCTGTTTTTGCGTCTATCTCTGCAATTTTTAAATCAGAGTTAGCTTTAGCTTTTTTTGCACTATGCTCAAAATAGCCCCCTACAGCCTTCGATAATCCAGATACAATTAAACCTACCATTATTTGACTCCTGTGAATTTTTGACCTTTGACTTGAATATCTTTAATACCTTGAATGTCGGATTTTGCACCATTTTCACGAAATGGGCAACCACCATTTTTTAAACCTTGTGGGTTGGGTCCTCGCTTAGGTGCTACAGTTTTAGTGAGACCACCGCCCTTTTTTTTAGAACCTTTAAGTAATTGTTTCTCTAATAACTCTGCGAGTGCTGCACCTGGGGCTAAATATCTAGCTGCTTTTGCCCTGCCTCTTACAAACTTTGTTTGCCCCTCCATTAATTTTTTTTTATCTTTGTAAAGTTTTGGAACATTAATCTCATCAGAAAATTTTTCTCCTTTTCTTCTTTGAGCAATTTTTCGACCAATATTAAATTGTTTTTCTGGTAAATCTAATGAAAAAACTTTACCTGTTGTTGTACCATCTCTTGAAGCAAAATTTCTAGCTGTTGCAATATTAGGAGTAAAATATCGACCTCTTAATGCTTCTGCGTTTATAGTGCCAGTATAAGGTGAATCAAGTTCTTCTCCTCGGTAAACTCTTTTATATCCTTTTGAAGGTTTCAATTTTTTATAACCTTTAACTGCTGCACCTACTCCTCTAACTGAAGGTCCAACGGCTGATAAATTTAAAGCTGTTTCTGCAATAGTACCAAGACCTTTTGCAAATGCTTTTCTACTTCCAGGATTTTTATTTTCCGCTCTGCGCTCCATTTCTAATCTTGTTTTGATTGGAGACTTACCACGTCTTTTACCGATATTTTGTGCCATTATACTATCCTTCCTCTTGTTCTACCACGTTTAGCAATTCCATCACCACGATTAACATCAATTATACCGCCACTTTTTTTCTTTTTCATAAGTTTTGGTTTTACTTTTTCCTGCAAAAATTTTTCTGTTTGAAAAGCATCAGGAATATATTTAAAAAAATCAGGAAGTTTTGTTTTTGATTCTACTTTTGAACCAGGACCAAATGCGTCTAGTTGCATGTCATAGCCTTTTTCTTTAAATTTGAGTATATCTTCCCAATTCATTTAATTTCAACTCTTTTTTCAAAAAATGTGGCGGATTTTGTTTGTCACTAGCAAAAAAAAATTTTTCTTAATTAGTGTATTTCCACAATAAAACCTTAACTTAGAATAGTTTATCTTGTCTAGTATTACCATAGTCCTTAAATCTTTCATCTTTATCAGTTGTTGATTTAACATCTTGTATATACTTAATTAGTTTTCTTAACTCTGTTTGAGCATGGCGTAATTCATCATTTTGCTTATCAGTAAACGCTTTAGACTCCTTAGTATATTGTAATACTTGTCTTATTGTTTGAACTACGGAATCTAATCTGTTTCGTAATTCAGCAGTAATCTAACTTCCTCCTTGACATATCGTAATGTATTACAGGTAATAAACATAGCAGTTTTATGTCCTAACATGTTAATAACAGTAAGTTAAGGCCATTATATTAACAAATACTAGTTAATTTGACTAAATAAACAAAAAATAAAAAATTGGAAACAAAGCCATATGGTTGTAAAACAGACTAATTGTGATACCATATGGTTGCTTTTTGCATACCCGACTTATATACACCCAACTAATTCTAATAATATGTTAAACATAAGATTTAGTAGAGAAGTAGTAATAGAAGGAAATACAAGCAAGAGCGAACCATACAAACATGATTTGGATGTAATAACCATCGGTTGTTGTAGTGAAGGAGCAGAACACATTAATTATGCTCTTAAAGTAGTTTCAGCAATAGTTAAGAAAAGCACTAAACCTTCGACCTTGAATATGAATTGGGGTAACAGAAGTAGTTGTGATATTACAATTAATGGAAAATGGAGCGAAAAAGCAATTGTAAGTTTTCTTAGGAAGGCTTCTGACAAAGAGGCCATAGCAGCAGGTAATTGGACTTGGGCAGGAATCCATAAACATAGACGAATGATGGACTTGTATGATGAAGAATATTAAGAAGTAAGCAGATTAAAAAAAACCCCCTTTTTCTTAGGAATTAGGGGGTTTTTTCTCTTTTTTTGTTTTTTTGAGGTCGAGACACAAAAAGTTACGACCATATGGTTGCTTTCCGTAACCCGATTTATATACCTAATTACACTATAATAACATGCGAGAAGTATATGTAGTGAAAAACTATGAAGATAAATTAAATATGTATATTATGGGCATTTTCTCAAGTGATAGAAAAGCCACCGAATACATAGAAGCAGTAGAACACATAAGAAGAGAAACTATTTTTGAAATTAAAGTAGTAAAATACACCGTTGATAAAGAAGACTTGTTAGATTGGGTATTTGGCTTTGAGCCAACAGGAAAAACAAAAAACCCGACTATAACAACAAGGAGGAAATAAAATGAACCGAATAGTAGAAATGATAGACAAAAAAGAAAGATTGAGAAAAAATGTTGAAAGAATAGTGCAAAACGCTCCTTCAATGCGTAATTATGGCAACTCGCCAAAATTATGCAAAGTAGGCGATTTGATTTATTCATATAACACATGTGTAGGCGTGTTTATTTGGGATGAAGAAGACTCAAAATGGCAAATCGCAGTTCCGAGATACCATAGCGCAACCACAACCCGACACATCAACAAAGTAGCGAATGACTCCAACACGGAAGTAATTAAGTTATATTGAGGCGATAGCATGAAAGAATTAGAAAAATACATACTAGAAGAAAGAATAGAAGAAGAAAAAACATACCTAACAGTACTAAAACATCTAAGGCAAAAACCAAGCAATAGGAACACCGATTCAGCCATAAAGTTAATTGAAAAGGCTCTTCTAAAATTAGACTTTTACTAAAGATGATGATTAAAAAAACTCCCCATTTCTTAGGATTTGGGGAGTTTTTCTCTTTTTTAGGGTTGTGTCTCGTAGCATGGCAGTCAAAAAGAATTACGGACACAACCATATGGTTTACTTTGAAATACCCGTTTCATATACTATACCGCCCCTTTATATTGCTTCGTGGGGTATTATACAGTTAGCAAAAAAACAAAAGGTGAAAAATTTGTAGAACAAATGAAAGGATTGTTTAGTGATGATTAAAGATACTGTGTGGTTTATAGGAGTGGTTTTAGCACTAGGTGTAACATGGGGTATGACTTCACAAAGAATATCTGCAATGGAAAATGATATAGATAGAATGGAAGAAGCCATTGTTATGTTTACAAAAATGGAAATTAGACTTGCAGTAATAGAAGCAGAAATAAAAA